CTCCCTTTTTATTTGTGCGTATTGTACAGGAATATTTGCATTTAAGTAAGCCATAAAATAACCTCATTTAATTGTACCCCAATTAGCCCCAGATTCATAGTCTACTTTGTTCTTGACCTCAAGAGGTATAGTTTGTTCCATTGTTTCTTTGATCAACTTTGATTCGTGGTCCGTGGTTGAAAAACAAAGTTCATCGTGAATTTGTATGTGAGGTATTATACCTTTTTCATAAAGATCTACCATGGCCTTCTTTGTCATATCTGCAGCGGACCCTTGTATCAATCTATTCAATGCTTTGTATGTAAATGCAGGTGTATAGTATCTATCAAAATAATCCATGTAGTTAGGATCTATTTTATTTTCTTTATATTTATCTAACATCTCAGCTTTAAAAGCTTCTTTTGCTTGCTCTTCAGTATACAATGGCACTTCATTAAATCTATTTATTTCAGGATTCCATTCTTTATTTGTTGTTTCCCATTTATCAAATCTGCAAAATCTATCATGTAATGTAAATAATAATCTGTTGTCTTTTGAAAATTGTATCAACTCTTGAGATAACTGACGTACGAAAGGTACTCTACTATGATATTCGTTAAATAATTCTTTTGCCTGCCGCTGGTCAAGACCAAGTTCTTTTTGTAGCTTTATCTTACCCATACCATAGAAAAGACCTAGGTTGATTGTTTTTGCCTGTTTCCTGGAGATATTAGCCATCTCAGCGACGATCTGATGAAAATCAGCATCATCCTTATCAAATTCTTCTTGGAGATTTCCTGTGCCTGGTAGACCTAATTTTATTGCATAGTGCACTACAATACGTGGTTCTTGTTGTGAGTAGTCAAAGCTACCCCATTTGTAGCCCTCATCTGGTATAAATAACTCTCTCATTTTTTTACCAATATAACCTTTTGACGGAATCTGTTGCAGGTTTGGGTTACTCATAGAAAATCTACCGGTTACGGTTCCGCCCGAATCTGATCTAATTTGATTTATATCTGCATGTATTCTGCCTTCATGCACATATCCGAGTAACCCATCAATAAAAGTATTGACCGCTTTGTCGTACTCTCTTGCTTTTGCAATCATACGCAAACATTTATTACTGTGAGTTTTTAAATAATCTTTTGGTAATTGTGGCATCTTAGATTTAGGAGTAACCTTGTAATCTTTTATACACAGATGATCTAATAAAGTTTTAACAGATGCAGCCGCCCAGATGTCTACTTTAATAGTTGTTATGCTTTCTATTGCTTTTACAATTTCATCTCTACGTTTTTTAAGATGTCTACCAAACAAGATAGCTTTTGCGACATCTATTCTAACGCCTTTAAATTTCATGTCAACTAAACACAAAAACAATTTTGTTTCTAATTCAAATATTTGTCTACAAGTTTTTTGCTCTCCATCTTCTTTTATGTATAATACTTCGTCAATTTTTTTATTAAATAAATTCCATAATTTATAAGTTAAGTTTACATCTTGTTTTGCATATTCTTTTACAATAGATGCAGGAAGTTTATGCATGTTAGTCATTGGATCTTTTACTGTGCCACCAGACCATTCTAATGTTTTTTGCTGTAGATCGTATTTATATTTACCTTCATCAAGATAATCTTTTGATAAAGAGTCTAGTGAATATTTAAATCTATTTTCATCAATAACAGATGCGGCTATCATAGTGTCAACTATTCTACCCTTAATCATCATTCCTGTTACAGATCTAATCCAACATACATCGTACATTGCATTGTGAAATACTTTTGTAATATCTTTGTTTTGAAATATTTTTTTATTTAAAACTTCCCATATCTTATCTATTCTATCAGGATCTATATCAGTGTCCGAGTGTCGAAGAGGAAAATAAGATGTATCTGTGCCTGTTGCAACAGCAATACCGCAGATAAAACCATCGTTTCTTATGGCACCTAGACCTTTTGTTTTAAGATTTGGATCATAAGTTTCTATGTCTATCGCAACTGTATCAATACCATTTAAATCTAAATCTTCTGGTGTGTTACACATTATAATCCCTTTCTATAATCATTTCTATAAAATGTATTGCTTTCAATAAATCTTCCTTACCATTCTTGTCCTGATGACGTATGATATATTTTATAGCACATCCTTCAGGATATAAAAGTTTATTCTCAACTACAAACTTGCTTGGCTGTATGACATACTTTTGATAGTGACTCCCGCCGTGCTGCTTGTCCCAAACATTTTTCTTTTTCATCTTACTCCTAACGTATATTTACCTTGTGATGCTACAGTCCAACAATCAAACTTACCTCTGCTGTATGCAACATATTTTAATCTAAGCTGTGTAAAATAATCCTCTTGTCTTGTTGTTGTAAGATCAACGATAACATTATCAAATGTCAAACCTTTTACTGTGTGTATGTTTGCATATCTAACTCTAACATTATCTTCGTTAAAACCTTTTTTTAGAATCTTTCTAATGTAGACAAGTCTATTTTCGTAGTCTTCTTTCTTACCTCTTTGTTTTCTAATTAAAGAAAAATCTCTCTCTTGTGCTGCCGTATCTCTTAAATATTTTTTATCTATTAAATAATATATAGTGTATTCACGGTCTATCCAATCTTCAAACTTTTCTTCACCTTTACCTCTGACTATGACTTTACTACCTGCATACTCCCAAAAATCTTTTATTTGTTTTAATGACATAGGTGTGCCTTTACAGAAATCTGGCCATAATTTATGACATCTTAGTTCTTTCTTTGGTACGTGGGCTGTGTTTCCTACATGAGCAAACTCTATACCTTGTTGCTTGAAAAATTTTTTGACCCATGAATCAGATGGCTGGCCTCTATAAGTAAATAAAAAAGTTTCATTCGTATTATTTATTTTATCTAACAAAGTTTCCATAGCACTAGATCTTTTATCTAGACTAGGTAGATGATAGTGATTACCCATTACATCTGTTGGTCTCCATGTTCTTTCATACCCATAGTAATCCCACACCGGTCTTATTATTCTTTTACACAAAGCATTGATAGTCTTTCCGCATCTATGTCCTTGGTCTAATTGTTCTGCGTTTCTTGATAGTCTATGATAATAATCTGCATCTGATCCTGCAAACTCAAATATAGTTTGGTCTGCATCACCTACAAAATAATATTCTTTTGCTTTTGTAGACATTTTATCTAAAGCTTCTCTTTGTGGCACGTTACTATCTTGTGCCTCGTCAACTATTAAAGCATCTATGTCAGGCTCTACAGCTTTGTCTATAAAATCTTGTATCATGTCTGCATAATCACAAACATGATTATCGTGTTTATACTGCACGTATGGAAACTCCATCTGTTCAACAGAATTTAAACTATAAGGTTTGTACACATTTTTATCACATGTCTTCCAGTGTTCTTTTAGTGTCTTACCTTTACCGTAAGCATCAGCCAAGTATCTATAAAATTTATGTTTATCTGCGTTAAACTCTAATTCGTTTACTCTTTGTAAATTAAATAAGGAATCTATCATTGATAGATTTTTATGATCTTCATAACTAAACACTTCTTTACGTCCAACCAATCTACTTTTACAATATGCATGTATTGTGCAGATGTTGTACTTCATAGATTTTTTTGTAACACCCTGCATTTCTGGTAATTTTAATATCTCATCTCTTATCTCATCAGCTGCAACGTTTGTATGTGATAATATTATTATTCTGTTGTGAGGATATTTTTTTAATAACTCTGTATATTTCTGTGTGATAAACATAGAAGTCTTACCTGTTCCTGGTGGTCCTGATATAAATTTAGGCTGTCTCATCTGTTACCTCTTTGTATTCTCCTTCTATTATTAAATCTTCCTTATCAAGTTCCTGCCCTGTCATTCGCCAAGATACGCAAGATTTTTCACCATACTTACCGTGGTTCTTTTTTGCTTTTAATATGTTCTGACATTTAATTACCAGATCAACTCTTGGTAAATTTATCTTTTGTTTCTGTAGGTAGTCTTCAAACTTATCAAGATTAAATTCTAAAATATTTTTATTCATGTTGTAGTAAGGTAAACCAAAGTATGCTAATTCTTTTTTACTTGTGTATGCTTTTTCTACTGAGATATAATTTTTAAAATGTTTTACAAATCTTAAATCTTCTTCTGCTTCCTCTACATAGTTTGTAGACTTCTCTCTTGCCTCATACTTTCTACGCATGATTTCTTCAAAGTCTGCAGCTTTCATCTCTGGTATCCAGACAGATGCTTTACTAATTACAGCATCGTAAAATAATTTTTTATTTCTAAGTGTAGGACCATCAACTGTGATTGTTTTTTCTACCGCCTCTCCTTGCACCACCGCATTTATTTTTACAAAATATCTATCACTGCCATATTCTATTATCTGTCCAATAGATTGTTTTGCCTCTTCACTTGTAGCCTCTTGCACGCCAATCCAACTGAATAGTGTTGCTATTGTTTTTGTAGAGCACCCAATAATCTCTGCAAGTTTTGGCATACCAAATTTTCTGTTAGCTTTTTTGTGTGTTGTGCCTTTTCTTTTTCTTTTTTCTGCTTCCTCATCCTTTGCTGCAATCGCAATCTTATATACAAAGTCGTCTATGTCATCTACACTCCACTCTGTATGTTTTAATAATACACCTGCTATGGCAGTGCAGTAGTCATCTCTTTGTCCAGAACCTGCGTATGTAATACAGAGCGCTGCAGCTAAAGCTATTTTACCAAGGTCTACTTTTATATTACCTGGATACTCATCTATACCATCATACTTGACCCACTTCACAACCTCGTTCGTTGTATGATATTTTGTTTCTGGAACTAATGTATATTTATTTGCACCATGTCTTATCTCGCAAAGAGTTGCACCATGACCATAGTCTTTGTAATAATTTTCTAATTCTTTTGGTAATGCAAACTTCTTGTAGTCTGATGTACCAGACCAAAGATAATGACTTGATGGATTATTTCTTCTACCAAATATTGCACCACATGATTTTATGTGGTCACTTGTAAATCTTTTTACGACAGGATTATCAATATCAAAATCTATGTATTGATCTAATCTTAATCCTATCTGTTTGTTTATGTGTTCTATTCTCCATTCTTCTTTCGTAATCTTAAAATCTGGATCGGACCATTTTTCGACCACAGCCTGCTTTGTATCGCAGGGTATAATTACCCGTCCCAGATCTATCCAATCCTCATACGTAACCGGTGCTTTGATTATCTTTTCATTCATAAATTAAAAAGTGGGCGTTTCCACTCTCGCTTAAACGCCCACCACCTAGGATTCTATAAATTCAAAGATTTTTTAGTTTCTTCTTGAACTTCTGGTTTAGCTTGTATCTCACCTTTACCTACAGACTCAGCAAAAGATTTTGCCATATCATAGATAGCTTTATCTGTGACTGGTCCTACCTTTGCTACATCCCAACCAAACCATGTTCCTTTGTCGTTAGACATCTGAACAGTAGATAGATTATAAATGTGGCTGTAAGTTGGCGGAGTAAATAAACCATTTTTACCCTGCATCTTTAAACCCATCATCATTGAGTTCCACTTTCTACTAACTTTAAGTTGAGTAGACTTCATAGAAATCAAAGCTGTCTCTGGATTATCACCAACAACAAGTACAAAATGACTAGCTGTATTATCAAGATAGTTACCGTTGGGTAATCTATCTTTGTAATCTTTACCTCTAGTTGTTTGACTTACAATATCACTATCTGCATCGTGAATTGCTACAGGTGCACCACTGCTGGTACCTCTGTCTTGCCATTCAATGTACTGTCGTTTGTAATGACATGGTACAACAGAAATTTTGTCGTACAATGCATTAGTTACAGTGTTGATTATTTTGCCTGGCTCTGCGCCCTCGACATACTTACCATCTCTTTTATTTACCTCTGGAGATAGTTGTCCCAAAATTTTTAAAAATGGTAACGCAAGATCGTCTTGCGATATATTTTGAGTACCTTGTTGTGCGTCAGCTTCCATATCAAATGTAGCTAATGCACCATTCTTTTTTTCTGCTACTTGGTTCATGTTTATTTGTTCCTTTTTATTGTTGTTTTATTCTCTGAGAATACCCCAAAGATTTCCGTTGGCATTTCTTTACCTGCCTCAATACGCTCACGGACTAACGCTTTCAAAGTCATGGGCTCAACCTTCATCTTTTGTGTCGGTTGAAACCCTTGACCTTTTGCAAGTTCGGCATAATCAGCCGCCTTGTTATCTTCGTTACGACCAAACGATACGAGTATCTCGTTTTTGATTATATCGCCTAAGCCATTTTCACGAAGCCAGTTAAACGCCGATTCTTTATTTGCTTCTGTAATAGTAGCACGATACGACGTTGAAACTTTAAGATGTGATCCATCGTGCAGTTTTAGTTCTGCAAGACCCATCTCACTCATCATAGTAGGTATAACTTCACCTGATATATGATCTCGTTTCTTTTTTAATAATTTTATATTTTCTTCTGCTGCTTCTATTGTTGAAACAACCTTCTCTAATGATTCAACTTGATCTGCAAGTGACTGGATATTACCAGTTTTTTTCATTGCATCTTGTTGGTCTTGTTCAAAATCAATTGACATTTATTTTTTCCTTTCTAGTTGGTGTTATATACCAGGTCGGATTAGTATATCTCTTTCCTGATTTTATTTTTAATACTTGATGTTTTATTTTGTTTCCTTTAAACAAAACAATCTTACCATTCTTAGGACGAATAACTTTAGTTCCTACTAAAGTTTCACCTCCTTCATAATCATCATTTAAATACAAAATTGATGTATATGTATGATAATTAAAATCTAAATGCGGTGGTTGCAATGAATTTTTAGGCCATTCAACTATTTGTGAATAGTTTATACAAGTACCTACAGAATATTTTTTTACAAAAAAAGTTAACTTAGCTAATAATACTTTAAACTCTATTATTTGATCTAAGACAGCTGTTCTATCACAATATATAATATTAGTATCTCTGTGTGTAGTTTTATTTTTGCTATTACTAATATAGTCTACAAAAAAATCACAAAAGTTATCTTCTAAAAAATTATTTTTTTGTATGATAGAAATATTACTCATGTATTTTTCCTCTTTCATATAAGTTTATTTCTATTGGATAGTATTTTCTTTCTTGTTTGTCCCATTTAAGTAAATTAAATTTACCGTTGGTAATATCAGATACAATAGAACATGCAACACCAATGATTGCAGGATCACCTGTAAGTAATAAATAATCTCTAACTTTATAATCTTTTAATTTTTTTCTTAACGTATAAACTAAAGGTCCTG